GTAAGAATATCTCTGCCAGTTCCCACCAGAGTTCCAGAAGTTTTAACCTCCCAGCCTCTGATGTTCTCTGGTTTCTTGTCCCTGAACCTAACCCTGTTCCCGTCATACCAAGAACCCTGCTCCGCGTACTGAGTAGACTCTCTGTGTATGCCTTGCCTAAAGTTAAGCTTTTTTGTTTGTGATAGTGTAGACAACTATGATTCCTCTAAGTAGCTGTGGAGAAAGCCTTGACAACAAGAGTTGAAATAGCAGTGGTGGTCTGTGCATTATAAACAAGAAGATCAACTGCGTTAGCCGCTGTGCTAAGTGTAGGAGCAGTGCCACTGACAAAGACGTAGGCATTATTATAAGCAAGTGTTCTACCACCTGTGCCGTCCTGTACAAGATAGATATGACCTGTCTGTCCCGGTGTTACACCTGTGGGTGCTTCTAATGTTCTATTCCCTGCAAGGGTCAAGGCAAAGTTATTACCAAGGGCCATATTAACAGCAACAGAGGCAGCGTCTGTCAGGGAGACAACGGGGGTGACTGCTGGCCCTGTAAAGGTGACGGCGCTGGTAAAGGTCTTTGCTGAAGGCACAGTGGAGGAGACAGAGACTCTGACAAATCTAATATCAGCGGTGGAGACAGGTATAAGATTAGAATCTGCAGTGCCAAAGTCTAATTCTGAAGCAGTACCTAGGTTTAGACCAACTGCATTGGACTGATGAACAGACACCCCGTCACAAATAAAGAATCCATTAGCACTGACTCCCACAGTTGCACCTGCCCCTGCCAGAGTTTTAATCTTGGTAGTTTCAGCGGCTGAACGAGTTGTCTTGTTTTTGATAAAGTAGCTCTTAGATTTTGCAGGTATAACCACATTAACATTATCTGTTAAATTTCCTTTTAGTTCAATAAAAGCACTTCTGGCTTGATCAGCTTGACCATCAATGTTTGTCAGTGTTACATCTGCACCAGCTAATTCTATTGTGGTATAGGCGGCTATTGCATCGTCAACAAGATCAATAACATTCTGATTAAGAACAGTTCCCCAAGAGTTAGGGTTAGCCCCGTCCTCTTGTTTTTCCAAACGTATTCTAGTTGTATATGTAGATGCCATCTATTTTGTTCCTTGCTCTAAGACGTAAATACTTTTTGTATAATAGCAGACATTGCTGCTCCTATACCAGAGGCTACTAGAAAAACTCCTAGGATAACTCCCTTACCTTTGTCCAATTGACTTTCAAGTTGATCAAGCCTGACAGAAAGCCTATCAACTTCAGTGCTTAACTGATCCACAGCTTGAATCATCTTTCCTAGCTCAACACCTGTCAACTGACTGCTCACCTCTAAATTCCTTTATCTTGTGCTGGTGTTCCAGCAGCTACTATGTAACCTGCTACCATATTATCAGGTGTAGTTATTCTCATTATAGAAGTTTCTATCTTGTTATAATCTTTATAGCTTGTAATTACTTCATCAACTATAAATAACTTAGGTTGTCCTATAAATCTAATACAATCTCTAGACAGTCTCTTTCTCATAACTTCACTAGCATATACTTCTCTACTTTTAGAATCTGCCAGTGCTAGGTCCATTATATCTTTCTCTTCTTTACAGATAAAAAATGCAGCTACCTTATCTCCCTTGCTCCATACTTCTTGTGCTGAGATACAAGTGGGCAGTATTGTAAAACAAGCAATAAGAAATAATTTAGCAAGCATCTCACTCTAAACTTTCTCTAGGATTAGAAGGCCACTCGTCAAACTCTGAGGCTTTCTTACCTGCATCTGCCATTGCCTGTGTAAACACAGTCATTGCTTCAAGACTTGCAACATCTGACTTTGCATCTATGGCAGTCTCAAGAGCAGCAGCTTTTTCTCTTAGGTCTGTACGCCACTGGGCAAGGTCTTCTGGTTTTGCAGTACCATTGTCTTGTTCTCTGATCACAATCCAATCAGTCTGTGCCAAGGTACTCTGAAGAACAGAAGATACATGATTCTTCATTGTAATCTTAATAGCATCAATATCTCTAGCAATTTGTGATCTGGTGACAACAACTTTGTCTGCTTGTACAGAAGGTTGAGATTCACTAGTTTTATAAAACATATTATCTTTATAAGAACCTTCATATACATAAGGTACAATACCCAATGCTTTCCTCTCTTCATCTGTCCATGCTCTGGTAAAGATTGATTTAGGATATTGAATATCATTAAGTGTCATTGCTTTAGGATTAGAAATTGTTTGTACAATTTTATTATCCTCAATTCTTGCCCACATAGTCTACTTTCCTTTCTTTAAATTATCTACCATACACAGGAGGGAGCGTACCATTTCCTCCTATGTCTGCCATTGCTAGGTACACAAATGTGTTTCCATTGCCATTTATAGCACTATCTGCGGTGTAGGGCAGAAAGCCATCTGCCAGTACGTCTATGTCATAATCACTTCCACTTGCTGTTCCTCTTGCAGCCTCTGCAATATTTAAGTTAGGGAACAAGAATTTTTCAGCGGTGTTTATAGGTGTTCTTGCTGTGTCAACAATAACCCAATCTTTTGCCGCAGCAGCATTTTTAATCATAACCCAGCTAGGTTTAAATCCAACTGAAACATAAGGGGGAGCGGTAGCACTTCCATTTCCTGTGTAGCTTCCTACCTTGCAGACACCGGGAACTGAGCGGAACGCTAGGAATGACTTAGGTCTTGTATTGCCATTAGTATTGTTACCTGTGCCGACTGAAAATACTGAAGAAGTGGGTGTTGTGTCATTCCAAAATGTTGCGTTGTCAGTAGCAGCATCTGTTTGATTCAATAATAAATAATCAGTCGCAGCATCACTGGCTACACCATAATGATACACAGCAATAGAGTTGGCGAATCCCTTGTCCCAGACAATCACCATCTCAGCAACGCCACCTAAACCATGCCCTACAGTCCCTGCCGCTGTTTGACCAGTGTATGTCCCAACAGAAAAATGTCCTGCACGTGCAACAGAAGAAGTGCTGGCTATAGTACCAGCAGGAGATGTGGTTGAAGTGCTATTAGAGCCAAGCCAGTTCCAACTTACATAGTCTTCTGTGTTGGTGTTAACTTGGGCTAGACTGCCAACTGTAAAACCATCAGACCCAAAGGTTGTTAGCCCTTCAGATTCTGTACTTTCGGCAGTAGCGGTATTAGACTCTAGTTGTTTTGTTACACCTCTGACAATGTCATATAGTGCATGGTCATCTGTAGCATCTCTATTTTTAATCCATACCTCGTCTGGCTTCCAACCAACCCCTGTGACAGCTTTACCACCAGAACCAATGGCAGTTCCATTGCCTGTGTACAGAACAGGTTTAAAGTAGTCTATTCCTTGATATTCTGGTGCTGTAAGGTTAGCTGTATTTATTGTTTTATTGCCAGACCCTATTGTATGAGGAAAATCAGCAGAATCAAAATGTAAAGTAATGTCATAGTTATTGAATCTGGCCACAAAAGCATAATACGTTAGACCAGCGACTGTAGAAACTGCACTGCCTTGGACAACATTATCCTTTAAGAATGTAATCTCGTTAGAGTCAGCATCGTATCTTACAGTGACAACTGAATTAGTCGTAAGTGCAGCGCCTTGTGCAGAGCGAGTGACGCCACTAGAAAGTTGCACAACCTTCTCACCATTTTCTTGATAACCATATGCAGCATTATAATTAACGCCAAGACCACCAGTAACATTTCGAGATGCACTTGATGAAACAGCTAGTAGATTGTCATAGCAACAAATTCCGACAACCCCATCACCATTATTAAAAGTTGCTTGAAATTCTGTTGTTCCAGTTGTTACCAATGGCAGCGTTGAAAATGCTCCTCCATCTGAGCCACCAGTGCCAGTGACTCTTGTATTTCCCTCAGAGAAAACCATTGTTGATGTATTAGCACCATCATTTTTTAGAACATCCATAACAGCATAAGTATGGCTAGGTGTGTTAGTGCTTTGATTAACCGCTGCCATACTGGTAGTTGTGAAATCATTAGCGTTAGAGCTAATATCATTCCCCAGATCAGCACTATCTGCAAAGTCAAGACAGAAGCTAGCACCTCCTACTGTGGATGCAAGAGCAGCTATGTCTGCATCAGCTTTTGGAACAAACTGAGAACCATTAGTTCCAAATGTAAATGAATCTAGGAAATCTGTAATAGCATAATCACCAGCTTGGAATGATTTTCCTTCTAAATAACAAGCTTGTGCATAATAGGCTTTTGGGGGATAGGGGATTCCAGGGTGTTCTGTTCTACCAATTCGTAGATCAGCGTTTCCAGTCCCACTTCCAAGACAGCTTTGATTGTTAGGAGGTGCAGTGTATGTACCAATATCAGTAATCTCTAGTCCGTTGACAAACAGTCGGTGACGAGATGCGGCAGTGACTGAAGTATTGGTATTATAGCTGATTAGGACATGATACCAGCTAATGTCTCGATACTTAGCACTGCTAACTTTTTGTCCACCAGATGATCCACCACCTCCAACTGAAAATTGCAGTTGATCACCAGCTTGGAATATAAAACGACTCCCATCATTATAGCTAGTAGAACCAGTTGGATATATATCGAACTGAGTTTGCGCCCTTCCAAATTCATTTCGTTGAACCCATATAGAAAAGATAAATTCTTTTCGACCATCGGCAGATAATGCAAAATTATCCCTTTTTAAAAAATCTGCTGATCCATCCAACCAAACAGAGTTACCAATCAGAGTTGGGTCAAATACTGGACCTGTACTCTGTCCACCTGCACCTAGAAGAAGATTGTTACTAAAAACACTCATTATGAATATGCCTTTGTTACCAGAGCTTGAACATCTGTGGAGGTTTGTACAATATAATCTAGCCTATCAACTCCTGCTGCGTCTGTGGTAAGCACAGGGGCCTCTCCTCCTATAAAGTCCCAAGAAGTTCCATAGGCCAGTGTCCTACTACCTGTGCCGTCCTGTGTAATAAAGATACTACCCACCTGTCCAGCTACACAGTTGGTAGGATTATCAAGAGTTCTGTTACCTGCCAGTGTCACTGTAAAGTTCTGGCCTGTGTTAAAATCTACAGAGATGTTTGTACCATCTGTTAGTGCTTGTATATCAGCAACTGCTGCTTTCTCAATGTGTAAGTCCTTACCCAAAAGTGCATTTGTACCCACTGCCAAAGCACTGACATATACATCTGTGGCGCTAAGAATGCCTGTCAGCGTACCACCTGCCAGAGGTAACCTAGTTCCAATACTAGCTGCCAGTGTAGCAGAGAGAGCCACTGCAAAGTCACTTACAGAAGTTATTCTGGTATTTGCAGTTCCTATAGATGTAGCTAGTGTAGCTGAAAGAGCCACTGCAAAATCACTAACAGAAGTAATTCTTGTATTAGCAGTGTTAATGCTGGTGGCCATTGTGGAAGATACGTTGGCAATGCTGGTGGCTAGGGTAGCTGAGAGTGCCACTGCAAAGTCACTGACAGAAGTTATTCTAGTGTTAGCTGTGCCAATGCTAGTGGCCAGTGCAGCAGATGCAGCTACAAGAGCATTGTTAGTAGAGGTATGTGCATTGTTGATAGAAGTGATAGCAGCTGCACTAGGAACAGCAGTACCACCTACAAAAATATTAGTAGAGGCGTAGACATTAGCAGCGGAGACATTCCCAGAGAACTCTGCTGCTACGCCTGATACCTTGGTGGTGAAGCTACCTGTACCTGCTACAAAGTTAGTTGCGCTGAGAGAGGTGTTAAAGCTACCCGTGGCAGCGTCTACCTCTGTAAGACTAAGCGTAGGATTGACTATGACTGTGGCGCTGGTGGTGGCAGTGGATACCGAGACGCCGCCCATCCTGAGAAGAACAGTGTCATTCCCTCCTGTCAAGGCAGTGAAACCACCTGCTGCCAGACTATTAAGCTGATCTGCCGTGGCAGTCAAGACAGACCCTGCCAGAGCAAACTGTCCCGTGACGTTTAACTGAGCCGTACTCATGGCAATGGGAGAAGCAGTTCCTCCTCCATCTTGAATAGTCCTTACGGTGCCGTCCAACCCTGCATTAGAAGTCTGTGCATTTACCTGTAACAGGTCCTTATAGGTATTGGCTATCTTGGCATTTGTTAAGTCTGCCATGTTGTTCTATTCCTCACTTATATAAAGTTCCACTGTGTAGTCTCTTCACCCCATTCGGTGGTCACTGCACTCCAGCTTTGGTTTCTGTCAGAATTATCCGGTGGCCTTGCATCTTTAATAACTTCTTTGTCTATTGGAAATCTTACTCTATTCTGAGGATTGGTTACAAGATTAAATATACCATCACTTTCAGACTTAGCAACTATAAAGTCTGTTCCCGGTTCTTTCACTCTTTGGTCAAGCCTGTACCTGAAGCCTGATCTATCACTGATAAAGAAACCTTTCTTAAAAGACATTTAACATTTCCACCTTTTTCTAGCTTGTCTAAGTCTTGAGTTAGGATTCTTTGCAGCTTTGGGAAACTTCTTCATTTGCCCCGCTGATCTGGCACAGTAGCTCTTGCGCCTCTTTGAATCCTTACTACCTTTCTTAACACTCCCTGTCACCGCTGTCTTTAGCTTACTACCGGGGTTATCTCTCCTGTACTTTACCACGCCTTTCTTGGTCATGCCAGCACCAGACTTGGTGGGTCTCTTCTGTCCACCGCTGATACTGTGACCCTTCATGCTACCTTTTTTTATAGGCATTCCTACTTCTTCCTGCTTGCAAAAGTTTTAACATTGGTGGGCTTACCCCTTACACCTTGCTTAACTGCTCTCTTACGTTGAACAGCTGACTTCTTTTCAGAAGATGACATACCTTTTGCCTTGGCAAGAGGAACACACTTAGGATATTTTCTCTTTGTACCTGTAGTAGATTTTCTACCGCACGGTTGATATTTTCCATTCTTTTTAGGTGCTCCTATGTCTACCCATTCTTCAGATACCCACTTCCTTAGACCACCTCCTGTCTTGGCCCCTACTACTTTTTTCTTCTTACCCTTCTTCTTACCACCGGGAGTGACCTTTCCAGAACAAACAGCAGAGGCGTACATATTGGCATAGGCAGAGGGGTATACATCAAACTTACGCTTTGCAGCTGCTTTACCTCTGGGACAAAGTTTAGCCACTTGCTTATACCACCTGCAGTCTGGGAGTGATAAAAAGACTCACTCGGTTTCTGTCTGAATCCAAAGCACTGGTAAGAAGTTCTTCGTACTTTGCTTTAAGAATAGCTGTTCTCTCTGCAGGGATACCTGCCCTCTTATAACTCAGGTAGTAGGCAAGACCGCAGGTCAGAGCAGGGAGAAACCTGAAGGGAACGTCTGCGTTCTGGAGAGCACTCTTGCTAACATCTGCCAGACGTTTCATTCTATAGTTTCTAAAAGTGTAGGTATCTGCTGCGTCAGGCACAGGGAAGAAGAAAGCACTGACGTTCTCTCTCCCTCTGAGCGTGGCAAACTGTGTGGGCCTACCAGAGGTTGTTTTATTGGTGATAGCCTCGTATTCCTCGTAGCCTATTCGGTTCATCTGAAAGTCATTGCTATTGGAGGTCAGTCTGATATACCCAGAGAGAACGTCCACGGTCTCTGCAGGGAGCGTATACTCTGCTGTCCCTGTGACCAGCGTGGTGCTGGCTAGGTCTGTACCCCAGAGGAGGACACCACGGTTCTGCCAGTCTGTCAGCATCAGGTTCAGTGACCTTCTGGCAGTGATAGCATCATTGGCAAGCTCTGCCTGACCACCTAGCATGGCATAGGCTTCTTCTATTACCTCGTCTATAAAGAAGGTAGTGTCAAAGTCTGATGTGGTTGCAATGGCCATTGTGTACTACCTGTTCCTCATGCGTGATGGATTGCCAACCAGACCACCTGCTTTTAAATTAGTTCTAGGGGCATTGGCCATATAATGCTTTAGCTTTATTTTATTTATTGCACTCTTGGTAGCAGCTTTAGAATCTTTAGTATACAGGTCTCCGGCTTTAGCAAAAACTTCTTTTCTAGTAAGATCAGGATTATCTTTTGCTACCATATCTATGTAAGCTTCTATTTCTTTTTTATCATCTTTTTCTTTCATTTTATCTGTTCCTCATCCAAGCTGGTTTCACAAGGGTATCCATAACTTTACCTCCTCCCTTCAGGGGAAGAGGTTTCATATAAGGTATCCTCCTACCAGAGGGAAGCTGTTGTTCTACGTTTACCTTCTTTATACCGTAGGGCTTCACTGTTAAATTATATTTTTCAAAAGCCATCAGGAACGGTACCTTTCTGTTGTTTCCTTTAGAAGAGGGTCTGAACGCTGTTGAAGAACTGTGTCCAGCTTAGAATCTATTCTCTGTACTAAAGTTTCTACTCTGTTGCTTTTATCTATCAGAGCAATTATAATATCATCTTGTCCTTTCAGAGCAGATGCTACATCTCTTAGCATAAAATGAAGAAGTTTCCAAGCTGCCGCTCCTGCTCCTATGGTGGCAACTATGGCAAGTCCGTAGTCTGATACAGCTTGAAATACACTAAAGTCTTCCACCATATATTTCCTTTCTTATCTATTCCTCTGAAGGAACTGGGTTACAAGAACAACCTCCTTCGCTGGTACAAGAACAATCTTCACAACCTGTGCACTGACAGGAAGGATTAGAACACCTCTTCTTCTCTTGTTCCTCAGACAACGTCCGGTCCTATTCTAGCTGCGCCGTAGCCTTGCCCTGTGGGTTTACCGTTGAAGGCGTTTAATTTTTCAGAGTCCACGGGAGGGTTCTGATCAGGAATAAGGTAGTCTTCTTTGTTACCTCCTGACAAGGCGGAGCCGCTTCCAACCTTTCCTCCTTTTTTAAGTCCTCTCTTCTTGGCACTCATGTAGTTCATAGCCATTACTTAAAATCCTCTCAGTGCTGCGCCAGAGCCTCTACCAGAGAACCCAGCTTTACGTTTACCCTTCTTGTTCATACCTTGGGTCTTCATCTTACCCCTGCCCGGTCTGCCACCTGCCTTCTCACCGTCGTCCATGTTGAAGTCTTTTTCAAACTGCTCCGGAGTGGCGTATTGCATTCCATATTTTCTAGAGAAGTCTCCTAGGCCTGTGCCTTCTTTACCGTAGAACTTATAGCCATCGTCTGGTTGCTTAGAAGCTTTCTTAGTTTTTCCACCGGGGCTAATATCTAATTCTTCGTTGGCACCTTTAGATTGACTTTGTCTATAACCTGTGCGCGGGTTCTGGCTACTACCACCTGACGCCTTCTTAGCCTTCTTAGCCTTCTTAGCCTTCTCGTCAGAGGTCAACAGAGTACCAGCTGCCACACCTGTGCCTACTCCTATTTTACCGCGATTATTTTTTAATGTTTGTACAAGGGTAGATGGACCTCCTTTAGGCGACTTTATCTTGTTACCTTTAGAATCTTTTATCTTAATATTATTTAACTCTGTTTTAGAAACTGGTCTAGGCTTTGCATCTACTTTTACATTAGGATTACGAGGTGGTATATTCTTACCTTTAGAATCTGTTATCTTAATATTATTTAACTCTGTTTTAGAAACTGGTCTAGGCTTTGCATCTTCTTTAATCTTTTTCCCTGTTGATCCCTGCAAAGCTTTTTTAGCTTTGTTATATATACTTTCAGCTACTTTATATTTACCCATGTCTTTTCCTCCGGGTGTTGTTCTATTTACGTTCTGTGCTACTTTTGCTGCTGGTGCACCAAGTGTCTTTAGTCCTGCAGCTGTTAAAGCAGTATCTGTAGCAGCAGTTATCATATTCTCTGCTGTAGGTTTATTTAAAACCTCGTTTATAGATTCTGCAGGAGTTCCCAAACTTAGCAAGCCTTGTACAGGTTTTGCAGCGGGACCTAGTGCACCAGAAAGAAACTTATCAACAGGTTTTGTAAAGGGGTCTGTGTACTCTGACCACCAGTATTTACCTTTTTTGTCTACAGGCGTTCTTTCTCTGGCAGCTTTATTACCTGCTATTCTTTGTCTTTCAGTTTCTTCAGAATTTGTCAAGTGACCCACAGGATTATAAGGTGTAGCTCTACCCCCATTTTGAAACTTAATTTTTCTATTCACTTTTAAAATCCTCTTAGTGCTGCGCCTGCCCCTTTCCCGGAGAACCCAGCTTTACGCTTACCTTTCTTATTCATACCTTGGGTCTTGAGCTTACCTCTTCCCGGTCTGCCGCCTCTCTTCTCACCAGAGGAGTCCTCCATCATTTCATCGTAACCTTTTTGGGTCATGCCCATGATACTTTTACTATCTTTAGGAGTGAATGCGTACATTCCCCCTTCTGTGGGATCACTCTTTATAACAGCTGTAGTTTTGAACTCACCCGGATCAAAACCTTCTCCGCTAGTTTCAGAAGACCTAGCTGTTTTCTTAACTCTACCAGAAGTCACTCCTGCTGGTGTAGCAAGTAATTCTGCGTCCATACCTCCGCCTGTAAGTCTACTAGGTTTAGATCGAGGTCTAGGAGCTTTCTTAGGAGCTTTCTTAGGTGCAGCAGATGCAGCAGGTGCAGGTGCAGCTGGTTTAGGTTTAGGACTGACTGGATGAGGAGAAGCCCTTCTCCCTACTGGTTTAGGTTTAGGACTGTCTGGATGAGGAGAAGCCCTTCTCCCTACTGGTTTAGGTGCTGAAGCTTTAGTAGAGTTACGAGCCTTGCTAATCATACCCTGAGTCTTAAAATCAGAAGAAACTCTTCCCTGTCCTCCTTCATCTTCTATAAAAGGTTTAGCTTTAGATTTACCTTTAAGACCAACACCACCGGTGCTACTGATGCTCTGGGCTGCTTTTGGGCCTTTTACTGGTTTAGGTGCTGAAGCTTTAGTAGAGTTACGAGCCTTCCTAATCATACCCTGAGTCTTAAAATTAGAAGAAGCTCTTCCCTGTCCTCCCTCATCTTCTATAAAAGGTTTAGCTTTTAGTGAAGTAGACTGCTTAATCCTTTCAGGTTTTTCATATAGCTCAGGATTTGCTTTTATTCGTTTTGCTGAGTCTGCCATCTTAGGATTTACAGGTTTTTTCTTTAATGATCTTGATAAAGCTTTAGGAGCAGAGCCTATCTTTTTAGCTGGACCCGTGTCATCACTTTGATTTGTGCTTGTTCTTGATCTACCAAGAGGAGTACCCTTTTTAGTAAATGAACTTGCAGCACCAATATTTTTTTTCTTTTTATTTAGCTTTCTTGTCTTAGCTCTATCAGTGGCTTTCTTCATATAACTACGATTATCTACTGGAACTACCATTCTTAATCACTCCCTTTGACCAGTGTATTAGGACCACCGGCTGTACTGAAACTAGTTTGCATATCATCTTGTCTGCTTCTTCTGGCTCTGTTTCTGAGCCTGTCTATCTCACTCTGGTACTCCTGCTGCCACGCCGGAGTTGTGTTAAAGCTTTTCATAAAGAGAGAAGCCTCTACCATGGAAGCATAGAACAGTGCGTTCTCACAGTGAGTAGTAAAGTAGTTTGTAGGGCTTGTAGATGTAATAGTTGTAATCTGTGCAATGAACCCTATCTGAGAATCTACCGTGGCAGAGGGCGTGGGGGCCACTCTGATCTCTGTGTTGGTCTTAAAGCCATAGTACCTAGGTGTACCAGTGGAAGCTGACACAGGCCAGTAGTCCAGCAGGTACTCATAGGGTCTATGCTTCAGCTGTGTTCTGGCACCTCCTACTTCTATGGAGAAGGTCTTGATGATCTCTCCACCCACAGGGACAGATACCTCTGCTGTGGAAGCTGATACAGCCACACTGGCATAAGAGACCAGACCCTGATCATCCAGATCATTCTGCATCTTCTCCTGTGCTCTCTGTATCATGGCAGGGAGAGCACCTACAAACTCTGAGCCATCGTTCTCAGTAGTTTCTATGATGACGCTGACAAGAGAATTAAAATCCACAGTCTAGCTCCTAGCCATAGTAAACATAAATTTTACCAGCGTTACTTGCGCCAGCAACAGAGACATTTCCCTTGCACCGGATACCATCGTCCTCCATATAAATACTATCACCAGTGTTAGCAGCTAAAACAGGTTGTTTAATAACAGGACCCTTGGAATCTCCTATGACAATTTCTGAAGCAACGGTGACAGCGTAGGTGTACATTCTGATACGAGTGTCAGACAGAGTAACGCTACTGATGGTATCCACCAGAAAACCATTACCACCTGCACCTCCCACCACCTGTGCTATTTTAGTTGTAGTACTCATTCATTTTCTCCTGAGTAAAAAAGGGGAGAACCCTGCAAGGCAAGACTGCCCTCCTGATCCTCCCCTTATTATAGATCAAACTTTATATCTTTCCAAACTGCAGAGGGGTTATCTTTCCACCGCTGCAAGAATGTAATCAATGGTCAGAGTCTTAGCAACTGCCTCACCATTTTGAATACCGAAAGAAATAGTAAGTTCTTCGTCATCAGGAGCATTGGTGGTGCTTGCAATCTCTCCTACCTTTACGTTATCTTGGTAGGCGCGGAACACTGGACCACCAGTGGCAACGTCCAGAGGATCATACTCAAAAGAAAGCGTGACAAACGTATCATCTGCCATTGCGTTCATCTCCAGAGCACTCAGACTAGAATCATTGTCTTTCTCAATGACAAGATCAGGTTGAGTATCGCCGTCTATTTTTAAGAAGTAGATACCGTCTGTAATGTCCAGAGGGGTAGTATCAGTGATCTGAAGACCCATGACAATGTCTGACTGCGTAGCATCATTGGTTTTAAACCTAGCCGTAAAGAACATTCTTTTGCTGGAATTCCAGAGGAAAGACTCACCCTTCAACTGGAAGAAGTCTAGATCATTATCTCCTGCAGCGTTGGTGATCAATAGCTGTCCACCTGCACCAGCAGTGATAGCCTCTGTGGCAGAACCCGTTCCAGCTTCAGTGGTGGTGATGGTGTAGATACCAGAGTGGTACTCAAAGAAATCATCGTAGTACGTGTAGTACTTAAAAGGGTCCATGTAAGGGTAATTAAAAAGCGGGTTACCTTTTACTTGGTTAGAAACTCCGTTGGGGAAATGTGTAGGCATAGTGAACAGTCCTTTCCTAGACCAGCACCCCCTCGGGGGTACCATTCAAATATGTAAGTGTGAGTGTGAAAAAGTAGTGGAGAGAGTTTTTAGACTCCCTCCACTGTAGTAAGAACTACGCTCCTTGAGAACCGAAGTAACCTCTCCAGTCCGACCAACCAAAGCTGTAGCGTTCTCTGGCCTTGAACCGGAGATTACCCGTGTCAAAGTCAGGCTCCATCTTAGTGGCAAGCGGCGCTCTGATAAACATCTTTGCTCCGTTGGGAACATCAGTTTTGATAAAGAACGCATCAGGATCACTGAATCGCTTGTTCACCATGTAACCAGAGGGGATCATACCCTGATGGTTAATGGAGTTGATGTTGTTATCAGCCGTGTTTGACTGATAGGGGCTGTTCAGAACACGGTCTGCAGTGAACTGGTTGCTCGGGGCAATGTGCAGAGAAACCGCACCTGCACCGATCAAGATACCTCTATCATCTTTCAACGTCTGAATAGACACCAAAGCAGTTTCTAGAGCAGCTTCAGAAAGATCAACCGTACCCGTGGTACCAATAAGGTTACTTTGGGAACCGTCACCTACCGTGGGGTGGCTGGCGCTGAACATTGGTTGTCCATCTCCACCAGTTACCGCAGCGGCAAAGCCTTGGTTGAACGTCTGAGCAGCTTTCGTCTGCTTAGTACTTGCCATGGAACGAGCAAGCCCTCTGGCACGTAGCTTGGCAAACGTGTCATAGAGGTTGTCTTCCATAGCTTCCTCCGTTACAGAGAAGGCCAAGGCAACGGTCTCAGCCGTATAACGTGAGGTGTAACTTTCTTGTGCATTGTCATACTGGACAGCAGCGCCTTCACCCTTGACAGGTGCCTCGCCAAATCCAGTGAAGAGAACTTCTTCTTCAAATGCACGGTCAGAGTTCTCTACTTCATAAAGAACACTGTATTCATCAGCAACTTCTCCGTACTCAATACCGAAGACGGCATTAAGACCCGGCAGAAGCTGTTTGGCAATACTAGCTCTATTAATAGCCATTGTCTAAGCTCCTTTCAGGTTAAGCGCCAGAAGACACACGTGTCAACTGGTGGTGGATAAGTTGAACTTCCGCAACTGGGAAGGCACGTTCTGCAGCAATGTCAATGTCGTTACCGGGGGTATCAACAAAGTCAACGATGCGGAACATTGCAGCTACGCCACTGGTACGACTGGCAACGTCTAGGCCAAAGCCTGAACGTCCAGTAAAGGTAGAACCCGCACCTCGGGTAACTTCAAAGTTTAGTTCCATGATATCGCCAACAGAGGCGCTGGCGTCACATTGGATTTCAAACGTGGCTTGCGGATCATCACAAACAATTGCATAAGCATTGCTTGCCGACGTTCCCGTGGGCCAGTGTTTACGGAATTTTGGCTCACCGTCTTCCTCGTAGTAGCAACCCATGAACACACCAATTGGGTGATCAGCGGCACCGGAGTCATTACCAACAACAGATACATAACCACCTCTGACGTGGACAAGATCACCCGTGAAGATGTTCCCGGCAGCGCCAGATGCAATACGGTAGTTACGAGTCTGCGTGGTGTTGGAACCAGCAGAGTATCGACGAGAAGGAGTGAGACCGTTTAGGGCTTTTGTAGTAGTCATACTACGCTCTCCTTTTAAAGATGAGTAGAATAAGTAGCAGGCATCTAAGCCTGAAATTGTGGCATTCTACCCTTGGTTACAGTTGAAGTGCTACTGTTTGAAATGGGCATTTTGGAGTTTGAAGCCGACATAAGTTGTTGGTTTACAGCCTCCATAAGGTCGTTAGCTTTTCCTTCGTAATAATCATTTCTGGCAACTGACTTTCCACGGGGCATCTTGGCTAGAGCGACATCCCCCCGTACAACGCAGTTGGTGTAACGTCCGGTATCTAAAACAGTGGCAGAGTGTAACATCTCAGGAACTTCTTCAGGAGTTACAAATACCCATCCCTGTGTCATCTTGTTACCTACGTTCTTATAGTCATCTTCACCTTTGAGGGAGATACGCACCCAGCGGAGAACCATGTCTTCATTGGTGAATCTATCTACAACAGGCGCAGGTACATCAAGATAATTTGGTTCTTGATAAGTGTATTCTTTTGCCTCAGTTTCCCTTGTCTGTGTTGTTCTGCTACTTGCTTTACTCATCTTTAAACGCTCCTTCTGCTTTTGTTACGCGCACTTGACTTAACTTACCCAGTGATGGGTACATACTCTCCTGCTGCACGGTCTGCCCGTGCTTTTTCAGCAGCGTACTTCTCAAGAGGGATGTTCCACTTCTGAGCTAGTCTTACATCTTCTTGAGTAAGCTTAACTTTTTTAGAAGAGGAGTTGGAGGAAGAACTGCGCGACTGTCCTGCCACCACCTGTTGAGTCTTTCTTTGTGCAGGGGCTTCCTGTTGCACTTCTTGGTTAAACTTGTGCGGAAACTCCTGCCTCATTCTAGAGTCCACCTCTGAATAAAAACTTTGAGAGGCGGGGTCATAACCTTCTTCTTTAAGCTGTGCGTCTATTGTAAGAGCCGCCACAGTCATAATGTTATCAGCACCAAACCAATTGTTCTCTGGCTTTTGGCTCCACTCCACTGCTTGTGGATCATAGTCAGTGGTTTGAGCTTGGGCCTGTACTTGCTGCTGCTCTTGTGCGTACTGTTGCCTCTGTTCTCTTTCTTCCAGAGTTCTTTCGTACTGAGCCAGCTGCGTTCTATTCTGTTCAATGTTATTCAGGTCAAGTTGAGACTTACTTAAAATCTCTTGGGCCTCTAACATTTTTTCTTTATCGCCTGAGTCATAGGCAGATAAGTAAGATTGTTTGGCTAGTTCTGTTTGCTTCTGTAGCTGACTCTCTGTTAGGTCAAAGGTATTCTTTTGTAGGTCTACAGTGCTTTTGTCTCTGCTGTTTACAGTTTGTATCAGAGACTGACGCTCTGCTTCTAACTCTGCAATTTTATTATCACGTTCTTTCTTCTGCTTCACCAGCTGTCTTATTCTTTTCTCTGCGCCCTTGGTCTCAATACCGTCTAGTTCAGGTAGAGTTTCTTTTGCCTCTACAGGAGGGGCAGGTGCAGGGTCAGATTCTTCCTCCACCTCTGGAGCAGCGTCTTCAACTTCAAACTCCACTGTTTCTTTTTCTGAGGTAGCTGAAAGATCAACTTCGTTCCAGTCCGTTAGTTCTTCTGCTACGTTTTCTTTAACTTCTGCTTCTTGTTCTTCGCTCATTTATACTTTCTCCATAGTTGCGAAACTAAGATTACGCTTCTTATCTTAATATTAATACCATGATACGCTTCTTATCTTAATATTAATACCATGATTAGTTTCCTAATACAAGGGTAGTATCTAAATCTTCTGGATCAGAGATTCTCATCAAGACCTGATCATCAAAGATAAGGAGGAGCTTTACACCTTTATAGACAAACTTGGTACCTGTGAGTTTCTGGTAGCAAACGTAGTCACCTTCTTTACACCAAGCACCTCCAAGGAATTTATCCTTGTCTTCGTAGGCCAGTGTTCCTACTTTAAGAACTCTACCAACAGTGGTGAGATAGGCAATATCATCTCTGGCTTTCTCTGGTAGGAGGATTCCTCCTTTTGTTTTTTCTCTGATAGAGGTAGGTCTAACAAGAACATGATAACCGGGAAGGTCTGGAAGAATCTCTGGGTCCGGTATATCATTCTTGGTAATCCATGCATCATTTGTAATAGCCCCGCCTAGTTGAGGATTAATCATAGTTATCTTCTCTCTCCATTCTATTGTTGACAATACGGTTTAGTTCTGTGGAAGCCCACTCAATTCCTGAGATAGTTCCCACCAACTGCTTATATTGGTTATAGTCTTCTACCTGTCCGGTTGCAAGCAAAACTTTTAGTTTCTCTTGTTGTTCTGAAAAAGCTTCTTTAATCTCCTGAAACATATCCATGATATGCTAATCATACTACCTTTGATCTGGTCATCCTACGCTTTTTTTTAGAAGGTCTTTTCTTAGACTGCTTAGAGGTAGACATGGCAATGGCCACTGCCTGAGACTGTGAGTACCCTTCTCCTTTTAATTTTTTAATATTAGCTGTGATAGCTTTCTTACTTTTACCGGGGGTCAGGGGCATACTAAATAGCTTTCGGTTCGTAGGGGTTAGGGTTACTGGCCATTCTTCCACCTGTGGATCGCTTGGCCACTTGAACTGGGTCATCTCCCATTTTGTCAGCTTCATTATTTAGTGCTAGGACTACATCGTCCATTCTTGGAACAATTCCTGATCTTCCAAGTTTTTTAGCGTTTTCATATTCTTTATTATTTACAAGCTCTTTGGCAGCTTCCCTAAACTTTCCTTTGTTGATAAGTTTTCTGGTCTTTGGACTTGCCTTTGGCGTCAGAGTGCCTCTGTAGTAAGACTGGGTTATTTGCAGTTGTAAGTCTGTAGAGTAGGTGTCAAAGTTAGGATAGGCCCTTTTAATCTCTTTTAGACGAGTGTCTAGGTCTTCTCTGAGCATTTGATCTGCTTGTTCTTCTGTGATTCGAGTATCTTTAGTTATAGGTTTTCCTTCAAGGTCTCTGGTTCTTCCGTAGCCAATGGTATAAGGATCACCCTTTACAGGCTTTCTTGCCTTTAGTATAGGTGCTCCTTCGTAGTACTTAATTGTATGAATAAGTGCATCGTCAAAAGAAGGTTCAGCTGCTACACCACCGTCTGCCTCTGGTTCTGGATGAGGAGAAGTTCTAACCTGTGTTCTAGTAACAGGCTCTTCAAAAGAATCATCAGCTGGAGGACCTCCGTCTGGCTCTGGTTCTGGATGAGGAGAAGCTCTAACCTGTGTTCTAGTAACAGGCTCTTCAATGGCAGGGGGAGCGCCAGCAGAAGGAGAAAAAAGATTACCTAGATAACTTTTAATTGAATCTACATCAATCATAGAGCTTTCCTCATTTGGTTCTTGTACTTGGGGAGTGGCCATTAGTCCTGCAGGAGCAGGAGCAGGCATAGACATAGGAAACCTACTACGCAGAGTACCACCGGGGTCTTGTTCTTCCTCTACCTGTTGAACAAACTCTTGTTGTTTCTTTGTCAGGGGGCGTCTTTCTAAGTAACTTGGCAGGTTACCTATTAGTTGTCTCTGAGTTATCGGTGAATCTACCACGCTTCTATCCTTTCTGTGCCATGGCCAGCAGAGACTTCATGGCAGTGTCCGCTGCCTTAATCTCACTGTTGTCTTCTGCCTTGTCACGCTCCAGTTCTAGCTTGGCGGCACTCTCCAGAGCCTTCAGGTTGTCCCTGCGTTCCTCTGTTTCCATCTTGCCCACGTTCATAACCAGATCGTTCATGTTCTCTTTCTCTCTGAGGTTCATGTCACGCTGTTTCAGGGCAATCTCTGCAGAATCTTTCAGAGTTGCGGCCTGCGCCTTCTCTCTGTCAAACTCTAACCGCTCTTTCTCCAGTAGGAGCATCTGTTGTTCTGGACTTTGGGCCACGCCCATGGCAGCGTTGGCGTTTGCCACCTCTTCTGCGGCCTGTGCCATGACCATCTCCGTGGTTTTGGGGTCACTGGCCACTCCAGAGGCTTCTACCATGCCCAGAACCTGCTCTTGGTACTTCATAATCATGTGATCTCGGATATTTGCGTTGATTATGGGTACAATCTGCTTCATCATGGGGTTTGCCCCGGTGGCAGGGTCCTTCAGGAAGGAAGTTTTGAACTGAATGTGCGCTTCGTGGTTCTGACCCGGGAAAGCAGCTATGGGGAGGCCCTTGGTAGCTGCCATTATGTCTGCCAGAGGGTCTCTGGGCTCTGGTTTTTGGTCCGGTGGGAGGATTTCGTCC